TTCTTGAAGTTCAACATGGCCAGTATCATCATCTGCACTACCTTGAGTCAATGCCCACCAAATTCTACTGATGTGTAATTTAGCACCATTTGCATGACCATCTAAAGCACTTGCATCTAAGATAGCATTATTTGCTGTAGTGTCATCTTCAATATCAACCTTAACTGTTACAGTTCCACCAGCTCCAGCAGCATTTACTACTGTATCTCTTAATGTTCTTGTTGTAAAAGCCATTACTAACTCCTCTTAAATTGCCAACATTTCTTTTTCAAAATAACCTATAAGGTCTTTTTCTCGTACCCTATACTTTTTTGAAATATTTTTTATAGTTTTATCAAAAGTATTTAGGAAATCCGAAGGTTTAGAGTCCATTTTTTTAAAAATGTCGTCCACAGCACTTTTCATCTTAGGTGATAACTTCTTATAACCTTTAGATTTTTTGTGTTCATCTTTCTCTATGACTGGTGAATAAAATTCATCAAACTTCTTTGTCATTTCCTTCTTCCGTCTTAGGCACAGTTTGTGCATAATTTTTTGATATTTCTTTTCTTTTGTTTTCTAACGCATTACCAATCTTTGATTGCATTGCATTTTTAAAAGCATCTTCTGCTTCTAGATTGTTACTGTTTGCTATTGCGTCTACAAATTCTTTACTACTCATTATCATCTCCATTTGCATTTGGGTCATAGTTTCCGTTATCACCATCTATTTCATCTGGTGGTATTGGAGAACCATCAACTTGTGGGTATCTTGTGATACCATCTGTGTTATCTGGAACTTCGACACCTCCGTCATCTGTGTCCATTCCAGCTTCTTTGTTAATTTGGTCTTGCATTTCGTCAATTTCCATATCAGTCATGTTCAATACATTTCTTTGTACCCATTGTTTACTAAAGAATGTACCAATATAACTTTCTATTCCTTGTAGTGCAGTCATTTGACTTTCCATCATCTCAGCTCTTTTTAGTTCTGCGAAATGACCATCTTGTAGGAAGTCATATTGAATAAGTTGCACCATATTTTCCCAGTCCTCTATGGTGATAACACCTTTTAAAACTAGGTTTGTTTTAAGTAAATCTGTAAATAGAGGTGTAAATCTTTTACGAAGTCTTTGTACGAACTTAGTAAACTTCAATTCATCTCTTGTAATCTCTGTAGACCTACCAAGACTGAAATTGTTTTCTGCTTCCATTCTTGAGATAGGAACATTCAAAGACCTATACAGTTTGTTTTGGAAATATTTAATATCTTCTATCTCACCAAGATTAGAACCGCCAGGCAATGTGGTAATCTCTGTTCCTCTACCACCTTCACGTCTTGGTAGCCAGAAATCTTCTAACATTGACATATGGTTACGGTCATCTCTGATTTCACCAGTAGATGCATCATACACTAATTTGTTACGATAACGATTCATAACATCTTTCAGATATTGCTCTGCTTTTATTTTTGGTAGATTACCAACGTCAATGTAGAATATCCTTCTCTCTGGAGCTCTTGATATACGATAGATAACAATAGAGTCCTCTATCATTCTTAACTGATTAACTGGTTTGATTGCTTTGTGTAGGTATGAAAGTACATGACCTTTATTTTGGTCAATCAATCCAGATGGACAATATACAATACTGTCTGGAGCAATCTTGATGCCCTCTTGTGTTCCAGGCCCACCAGCTTGCAAACCTTTGTCATTGTACATGTAGTAGTCATTAACCTTTTTGATTAACTCAACACTACTTCCATCTTTATTTTCTTTTGAAATCTCTTTGACTTTTCGTATCTTTCTAGGGTCAATGTAACGTAATTCTACAACCCCCCTCTTTGGATTTTTTCTATCTATAACTTTGTGATAAAAAAGTCTTCCATCAACATACCATCTACGAAATATATCGTGTCCTTTGGTATCAAAATCTAATAACCTTAATACGTTATCAAATTCCTCTACCATTCTTTTTTTGATTTTGTTTGGATAAGGTAATTGGTCTAATACAATTTCAACAGCTTGAGCTCGTTCATTTGAAACTATACCCTCATTGATGATATCTTCAATCGCACTATCTACTTCTGCTTGTTGTGCAATATCACGATATCTTCTGATTAGGTCTAGTTCGGTTCTTTCTCTACCGTCTGTGTCTAAAATTTGACTAAAGAACCCACCACCAGCAACTTCTATACTGCCGTCATCCATAGGTGGGGGAGTGAATCTCTCACTCCCCTTATCGTCCCTTATTCGATTGAATCGAAATCCAAAAAGTTCTGCCATACTATAATATCTCCCTACTTTGTTGTACTATTTAGTAGGTTAAAAACTCACCCCAGAAGGTTCAAAGTGTTGATAACGCCAAGTAACTGGGAAAGTTTCAATTTCACCAGCTTCAGCCGATGTTAACTCTATTGCACCAATAGTCAAAGGATATGCATTTCTAAAGATATAAGTCTTTAAAATAGTATCATCTGCATCTAACTGTTCAACAAATAAATCTGTTTGATAATCAGAAGGATTTGTTACACCAGTATTATTTGCATAATCATTAATGCCATTTTGCCATCTTTCCATTGCATTTCTTATCATAAAGTCTGTGTCATTGTAAAAAGTTGCGTCCCAAGTATCTGGGGCAGCCCTGTCACCAGACACATAGATATTTCTACCTCTGAATGGTACTGCAATTTCACCTAATGTTGAAGCAGGTAATTGAGCTGCAGTTACAAGAAATGAACTTCTTCTTACATCAAGTCCTATTGCAATGCCAGCAGGTGGAGTTATTGTTACTCTGAACTGATTGGCACGAGCACCGCCACCAATCAGATTTGCTTTAAAGTCATCTATATTAGCCATATCTAACCTCCCACCTCACTAAACGCTATACCAGTTCGTGTGGCAATAAAGTTTAGTGTAATAAAGTTAATTGAACGAGCAGGTTTAATAAAGATATCAGCAATAAATTCATTTCTGTCTATGACTTGACCAGTATTATTGGTTGCATCACATTTTACTTTGAAGTCTGATATACCTCTACGACCTTGAACATCTCTTAGGAAAGGTTCAACTAGGTTTCTAAATTGAGCTCTTGTAAACTCATCATTGAATTCAAAGAGTTGGAATTTAGAAGCAGTTGCGATTGCTTTTTCTAGAACTAAGAATAATCTTCTTACGTTAATTCTATCAAATGCACTTGGTTTACTTAATGCAGTCTTATCTCCAAACAACACAACACCTTGGCCTGGGAAGTTAACAACTGGGTTAACTCTTGCACGATACAGAATATCTCTTTCTGCTTTTGTTGGGTTGTAAGAAAGTTTAATTGCACCTCTAACATTACCTCTGTTATATCCAGCAGGTGAGAACCATGTGTCTGCTACGTTATCTGTGAAAGCACAAAGACCAGCAGTATCACCATTCATTGGTACATAACGATATACATCATTGTACTTATCGTACATATATTTGTAACCACTATCGAATACCATGTAAGATGATGATGGACATAAATCAAATGCAACTTTAACATTTTCTGTTGCAGTAGATGATAATGCAACACCAACTGACGCAGAACGATACGGTGAAACAAATCCTACACAATCTCTACGTCCTTCGACAAGAGCAGTAATCATTGTCACATATGTATCCATTGCAGCTGCAGTATCACCCACAATACTTGAAGAACCACCCATTACTAAATTAATGTCTAATGATTCTGTATCTGCAAACTTATCGTATGCAAGTTCTTGTTCTCCAGCAGTTAAAGCATAATCGTCTGTGCCACCAGTTAATGCATCTATAGTAACTGGAATAACGGAAGTATATGCAGTTGTTGTATCTGTACCCCAGTTAGAACCAGCAGAAATATGGTCTGTCCAGTAAATAAATCTTGATTCTCTGAATATTACATCTGCATAATAGTTACTAGAACCTTGAGCAGTTTTTGCAACACTAGATTTTGATACATTACCAAATATTTCTATAACACCAGCAGTTCTTCCACCAGCTGCAGTTGCAACTGAACCTGTGATATCTCCTGTAGTATCATAAACAACGATATGCATTTCATCACCAGAACCACGAGAATTATCTGTAGCCCATTGTGATGTGCCTGGAGCACCATCAAATAAGTCATAGAACTTCCAACGTCTTTTGATATATGAATTATCTGGAATAACACTTTGTAGTCCAGCACCATTTGGGTCATCTTTTAAACGAACAGTTAAATCATTGTCAGAAGTATCAATC